GGGTTTATGGGGAGTTTCAACGATTTGCGCCCTGAAATCAGATCGAAAATAATTGATATGGATGGTTTTGGTGATGATAGTCCGTTCATGATTGAGTCGAAAAAATTAATGCTCTCCGGCTACAAGCAGCTTACCGATGATTTTAGAACGTCCAAAATAGCACATCACGCGGAGTTCATACGGCGTTTTTCCTACACGCTGTTGAAGCTGTCTACGAACACTCGCAATGGCAAATACATCACTTTTGACAATCTTGGTTACGAAAATGTTCTGCTTTGTGTCAAAGGCGGTCAGGGGATTTATAAACGGGGCAAGTCAAGACTCTACCGACTGATGTTTCCGTTGGCCGAAAGCGACGTAGCCGTTTTGAATTATAAAAACGATCCGCACAGCTCTTATCAAGTTCTGCAGATAGGCCAGGTTAAGTACGTGCTGACACCCTGGTCCTCTCTCAATGAACACATGTTGAAAGAAGGTATCAGCTTTCTGCACAGGGTGTACTTACACACTGTCAGCAGTGCGGTCCGAGCCAATGTCAAAACCTTAGCAGACATGCCCCTTGATTATTATTTCAATGTCGTGCTGGCCTTAAGTTCGAAGCGTAAAATAGAGGAGGTCATGCACAACAACCGCTATTTGATTGTCAACCTGCTCGCCGAGTACTCCGATATAGCCGACATTTTCCCATCGACAGCTGTACCTAACTACGGGCTCCTCGAGCTGTGGATAAATAGCAGCAGGCAGAAAAATTATTTCGACTTCTACAGACAGCTGCAGGAGTTAAAGCAGCAGCACAATGTGAACAGCAAGCAGGCGCTAGACAATGTCGTCGTCATGAATTTCTACACTCAGCAGCGCCTTGACACTGTCGACTTACTGTCGAACTTGATTTACTCCACGTACCTCATGACAAAATCACCAGTCGATCGGAATATAGAACAGGTGAGCAATTTAAAAGACGTATTTGACTCCAAGCTGAAACATGACAGAATGCACGGCGCTGTTGGTGATGGGACTAGTTACGAATTCGACGTGAGGCTTGCGGAACCCATCACAATGACTGCCGTAATGAAAGATGATTTCAAGTATGACCCGACTTTCAGCCAGTATCTGGGGACGTTCTGCTCGGATTACTTAATGACTAAGACGACAAAAAACGACATAGCGAACGCCTGGGAGAGGGAATGCACGCGACCCATCGACGACATGGCGAATCAGAATGGTTTAAGAGGCACAACTGTGGACTCTTTTTTCGGCTCTAAAGGTTACGAAGTAGTCTACGCCGAAATTTTCAGGATGCGTGGCGTTGACTTTGAGAAACTATTAGCGCATCTCGACACGCTTGAATCTGTTCGTTACGACGTTATAGAAGAAATGACTTTTGCTCAGCTCCTCAGCGTGACGAATACTGTCGGTGCCATTTTTTCCATAATAGACAAGTATCAACGTGGTGGCGGCCGCGAGATATACTGCATGGACTTCTTCACCAAATTGTACCAATTTATTTGTGAGAAGCTATTTGCACACCTCTGCGGCCTCGTCGACAACGAAATCATATCAGTAGCCGCACCGAACCGCATGGAAATCATCCACTCTAAGTTTTTTGAAGACAAATCAGTTTTGCAACAATTCATAAGATACTTTCTCGTTTTCGACTGTCGCAGATGGGCGCCGCATACAGTTTTCGAGAAATACGACAACTTTGTTTACGCATTGTCACCCGTGCTACCCAAAAGTTTCGTTGAACACTATTTTTACCTATCGGCCATGATGAAAAATAAGCGGATCTACGTTAAAGAATCAATTTTGAATATTCTTTCAAAAAACGACCCTGACGAAATACTGAAACTCTTTTTCATTGACGAGCGTTTTGACGGACCGAAACATCTTCATTACTTTAAGATGAGATTTTCCTTCATGATGGGAATTTTTAATTATCTGTCGACTCTGTACCACGCTATCGCTCAGCTTGTGATAGCTGAGGTTGTCAGGCGGACCGCTCATGTTCGCGGGTCCCTCACAATCCTCTGGATGCTTGCGCATTCCGATGATAGCGGCGGGGCGATATACATGCAGACACCTATGCTGGAGGATTGTCTCATAATATATGAAATACTCATGAAGTGCGGCAATATGATGATAAGCAAGAAGAAAAGTATGGTCAATAAAGGCGTTTATTTTGAATTGCTGTCCATACTCTACTTGTTTTCAGAACTAGTCCCTCTGCTACCTAAATTCACGAGCTCTATCGATTTTAGCCCCACGGACAAAGGTTACGGGAACGACGTGACGACAGCTATGTCTGAAAGCATGAAAGTCGTCGCGAATGGTGGCAGGCTGTCCGAGGCATATTTAGTCCAGCGAGTCAATGTAAATTATATTAGGGAGATATACGGGTTTAAACAGGACAATTACGCAATACCGTACCAAATGAGCGGGAACCCGGATAGTCATCCTGTCGCTCTGCTCATTGCAGGTACAGAGGCGGAAAATTACCGGCAGTTGCACTTCAACAATGATCGTTTTTCGAATTTTCTGCAAGGGGCGCATTTGGCAGGGCTCATCAACCCAAGTGCCAGGCTGTCGCCTGACTTGAAGTGGTCACTGAACTCTAGACTGGACACTAAACTCCGCGAGAAATTCAGCGTCATCATGAAGGCGGCGGCGGAGCACAGAAGCTGGACTCTCGACAACATGAAGTTTCGAAATCCAGTGGCTAACCTCCTATGGTACGGCAACAAGCTGGCTGATCAGTCATTCTACTCATCGATGGTAAACGAGTCCGAGGTTAAAAAATTCATACGCATAATGGGTGTCGCGAACAGAGCCAAACTAGTAAACAGTTCTGGTGAGTTTATGACTCTTGGCGACTTCTACAACATAATGCAGTCGACGCCCGACGAAAAGCTGCCACAGGCTGACATGGACCGATTGCTGCAGTTTTACACACAGTATCTCTCTCAACTGGACCACTTCTATTTCTGCGTTTCTGATTTGAAACACAACGAAAGGATATTTGAAATAGGTGTGATAACCACCAAGCCGGCTTCCATAGTAATCCGTACAGACGATATCGGAAAGAACCTGAGTGTCTCCGCCGAAATAGCCACGGTGTACAACTACGACAAGAAGTTTATATCGTTCGTCAGCGGAAGGAAAGATTACCAGAAGAAGGTCGATGCGCTGAATCGTTACATCGAATCCTACGGCTTCACTGTCGCCGAGATGTCACCAGAAGATTATTACATGCTGGCTCGGAAAATAGTAGGATCCGGCACCAAATCCTACAAAATGTATCTCAATGTTGTTTCGATGAACCGGAAGATAATCGACGTGGTCGGCATGATAGACATGATGTCGACTAACACTATCTACGGGATGAATTTAAAACTGAATGTAGCTATGGCAAAAATGCGGAATAATCTGCGGATACTCGACACCGTGAAAACACCCCGCTCAGTCGCAACTTTTCTATCTTATTACTACTGCATAAACACTCTTAAAACCCATCGTTTCGACACGGCGGATATATATGTAGAACCGCTCGATCGTATACTTGACACTCTGCTGGCCGCTGTTCCGCTGGATTGGAGGCCACTGCTGGATGACATGACGAAGCTTGACAAACAGGTGGTGCCTGCCAACTTAAATTATTGGTGCTACTGGCGAAGGCCTCAAGCGCGGGTGGGCGGCAGATACTCGGGGCCGGGCGAGCTAGTTGTGCACACTCCGGAAGCAAACATGTGCTTCTACGTGGACGGCAGCGAATGCTTCTCAGTGGACCTAGACAGGGACCATTGCGCACTCGAATTTAGTAGGTTGACATCGTGGTATCTCACCTGTATAATTTCGCCGGCTATCAGCCTCGAAACTGCACTGATATCCAGCAGTGAGTATGATGCGGACAAGCTGGTGCTGGGTCGCGACTTTAACGACGACAAATGGCTTCTCAATTACCCAACATACCAGTCGGTGTTTCTGCCTGTAGCAAACTTCAACAGGAACGTGTTGCCAAACTGGTATCAGAAAACCGTTGATAGAATCTACTCTCACGGAAAGTGTTTCTTCCAGATAGGCCCAGAAAAAGTGAACATCACTGTCATGCAACTAGAAGTTCCCGTTTCCACGGTGATAGGAAATATAGTGGATAAGAGCCGGTTTTTTTGTCAGCCGGTGGATTTCAGGAACTCCTTTAGAGAAAAAATGTCTGTGTCCATGGGGCAGCGCGCCAGGTTTTCGCCCACTGACTTTATAAAAAACATGGTGAAAAGCAAGCTCAACAAGATAACGTGCCTCTTTGAGCTGAACTGCGCCGACCCTGAACGCAACATGATGAATGCGATATATTACTGCAGCGTAAAGCAGACTTCCAGCGTATCAGTTAAGGTCACTTCGGTGGAGGATTGCATAAAACTGGGGATTAATCAAGGCGTTCAGTCCGTG